ATTGCTTAATGGATAGTGCACCCGTCCTAACCAGGAGTGGGTAGACTCAACCACAATGAGTAAGCAAAAGCAACAGCTAATGCATTATGGCCGTGTGTTAGATGATGTGCTTTCTCACCTTAGGAGCCGTGGGGGCTCCCTTACCAAGAAGCTGAGAACCTCAGTGGAACGACTTACAAAGTTCCTTCCAAAGTTGAGCTTCCAGGTAGGTGTGGACCCTGAGATGGAGAAACAGAAGCTTGTGCAAGTTGTAAGCTTTGCACGCTCCTATTTGGAGGTGATTTATGATCACTTTCCCCAGTTTTCTCGTTTCAGGGGTGAGCAACAATTGTCAATCATCCTAGAGGCATTGACCTACAACAATTTTGAGAAATGTTGTAAGTGGGTCACATCAGCTCCAGAGGCTATACACCTCAGAAACCGCGCGGCGGACAAGCCTCAGGATGACATCCACCTTGTACCTTTTTCGGACCCTCGTGTGAGACATTATCTCACAAACATTATAAGAGGAAAGATGAGTAGGAAAACCCTACATTTTACAACTTCACTCTTACAAGGTGTTAAGAGGGCCTGTGCACCACCATCAGAGTGTATGAAGGCAAAACAACTTGCCTCTCACTCGGAGGGACTTCAAAAGCCTCCTCCAGAATTAAGAGAAGATCTTCGGAGACATCTCAGAAGAGCTCTCCAGGGTATCCGCCAGCTTAGAACTGGTCATATTAAGGATACCGGTGGTGCATCTAATCAGACTACCCGTAGTATGGGTGGTAAGTGGGAAGAGGTGATCCGCCTATGGAATGGCGTATCTCTCGATGAACCTTTATGTGATCATGAATTATATTTCATGACTCCCACAAGATCCTTTTATGGAAGAGATATTCCCACTTGGTCTCAGGTTCGGACCCTGATTAGCAAGGTGGATTGTGTGAAGGCTGTGGCACTTTTGGAACCTCTAAAGGTTAGGGTCATCACTACAGGAGATGCAGCGACTTCCTTATATTTGGAACCCCATAGGAAAAAATTGCATGACTTCCTACGGAAGATTCCTGCTTTAAAGCCCCTTGACGATCCAAAAGTGAAAGAATCGGATATTGAGGATCTTCTCACGAAAGAGGCCAAGCTTGGGTTGCAATTCACCCACTGGGTATCTGGAGATTATTCGGCAGCGACCGATAATTTAAATATGAACGCCACCAAACAAACCTTAGAGGTTATACTCCAGATGCTTGGTCGAGAAGATGACATGGAGATTCTACTCCGGAGTTTGACCGAAGCCCAGTTAAAATACCCTAATTCCGACTTGGATGGTCTCCAGCGGAATGGACAATTAATGGGTAACCCCATGTCGTTTCCGATTCTTTGTCTGGTCAACCTAGTAGGTTACTGGATGTCATTAGAAAAGTACCTCAACAGGTCTGTTGATATCATGGATCTCCCTGTATTAGTTAATGGAGACGATATCTTATTTAGAGCTGATCAGACCTTTCATGACATCTGGAAAGACCAGATCCATTCGCTTGGTTTTTCCCTCAGTGTCGGGAAGTATTACTTCCACAAAAGGGTGGCGACACTGAACTCCCAGTTTTTCATCGATGGCAAAGAGGTGAGATATTACAACCCAGGACTCCTTTATAAGGATTATGGATATGCTGGCAATAAGAAGAAATGCCATTATCTCCCTGTTGAACAAATTGCCACCGAATTTTTGGGTGGTTGCTGGTCTTTGGAGCGTGGTTGGACCCAGTTCAAGCACTACTGGGGCTCCACTATAGACATAGCAACCTCTGGGGGTATGCAGAACTTGTTTCTTCCTCGTTCTGCAGGGGGTTTGGGAGCGATAGCCCCTCCAGGTCTGAGTTACCATGTAACAATTCCACAGAAGCGGATTGCCTATGGACTTCATATGATGCAAAATTGGCATCCCCTGGAGGCTGCAAGATGGACTAACACTCCAATGCGGGAATCTTTGAATTCCTCAAATAGTGTAAAGAAAGACTCCCATTCCAAGCGCCTTGTGTGGTTATCAGATCATGTTGACGACGTTCTGGACAACAAACTTAAAAGTTCTTTTGTTGACCGTACTAGTCTTTCCGTAAAGATGGAACCGGTCTCCCAATTCGCTCAAACAGAACGTCAGGAGGTGTTTCCAACCTTTATTATGGGTTCCCACCTTCTCTCTTTAGAACAGATAGGGATACCAGAAGATACCCCATTCTCTCTGATGAATAAGGGAGAATTAAGAGAGTCAAATGATCTGGTCCCCATACCACACATTGTAAAGCCTTCACTTGACATGTCTCAGTTTGAACTTTACGAAAGTGAAGTTCAATCGGTACCACAAGGTGCTCAAAGAGCTGAACGCAGCTTTACGTCAGAAGATAAGCTGTGGTGGCGCCGAATGTCTAAGAGGAATGTTAGCCAACTTATGAGTTGGTTTCACTGTCCTCGAGATCTTCCCGAACCTGTAGGGAGACGTCTCTACAGGTTTACAGGGGATCTAAGACACACTGAGTAGTTGCTCACAG